TCATGCCTGCCCCGGCGCGGCAAAGGCCCGCGCGAGCAGCTCGGCGGCCACCCGCGCCGCCTCGACCGGCCCGCCACGGATCTCGGCCTGCATCAGATCCTCGGCCGTGCCCTGCCAGCCGCCGCCGCGCAGCCCCGCTACGATCAGCGCGAGCACGTCGCGGGTCGAAAAGCGGCCCTCCTCGAACCGCCCGGCCAGCGCGACGAGCGAATCCTCGCCCAGCCCCGCCTCCAGCTCGGCCAGCGCGCCGAGCGTGAGCTTGAGCACCCGGCGCCGGCCATCGAGCCACAGCGCCACTTCGCCTGCATGGGGATTGGCCATCACAGCACCGTGAAGTCGAGCGCCCCGGCCGAGGCGAGCGACAGCTCGTATGTGGCCTCGCCGTTATGGCTGCCGGCATACTCGATCCCGGTGATCTGGAACGGCCCCTCGACCACCCCGAAAGACGGGATGATGACCTGGAAGGCGGGCACCTCCCCGTCGAAGAAGACCTGCCGCGCGCGCTCGTCGGTCACCGCGTCGCGGAACACGCCCGAGCCGGAAATCGCGGCGCTCTTGACCCCCGCCCCGGCGAGAAGCTCGCGCCAGCCGCCCTGGCTTTCGAGGCTGGTGACATCCACCGTCTCGGCGTTGAAACTCACTCGCGTGGCCCGCAGCCCCGCGAGAGTCGAAAACTGGCCGTCCCCGGTCATGTCCATCTTGACCAGAAGATCCTTGCCGTTCTGCACCGCCATCTCAGTCTCCATATTGGTGCCGCGCGGCCCTGTGCGGCCCGGTGCGGCGTCTGCAATCGTGATCGCCCGCGCCCCGCCGGCGCGGGCGCTCTACCCCTCGACCCGCGCGCGAAAGGTCATCTCGATGCGCCGGCGGGTGCCGCCGTCGCGGCGCTCGGCGCGCGCGCGGCGAAACCACAGCCCGACCAGCCGGCCGCGCGTCAGGCTCAGCGGCGCATCCACGAGCGCGTCGCTGACGGCTGCCGCCGTCTGCTTGGCCGCGTCGAAGCCGGCCGCGTCGCTGACCACGCTCACGGTGAAATCGTGATCGGCGCCGGGGCCGGTCACATCGGAGCGGTCGCGCACCTCTTCGGGGCCGAGCAGGACGTAGAGCGACGGCGCCTCGCCGGGGGGCACCGCATCGTGAATGACGCCGCCCACCAGCGCGGCCAGCGCCGCGTCGGCTGCAAGGTGCTGATACACGGCCTCCTGCAGCGCGCGCGAGATTGCGTAGCTCATGCGCTGGGCTCCTCTTGCTCGGTGAAACAGGTCAGCCGCGCGCCGCGCCGGTCGCGTTCGGCCACCGCGAGAATGCGAAAGCGCCGCACCCCCAGCCGGAAACGCTGCCCCGGCCGGGGGCGGGAGGGCGCGCCGACGGGCGCCCCGCGCACCACAACCCGCCAGGGCACGCGCGCACGGGCGACGGCCGCATCGGCGGTTTCACCCCCGGTTCCGGGCTCGAGGGCGGCCCACAGCGTGCCGAGCGCCGTCCAGCTTTCGGTCTGGCCGCCCAGCCCGTCGGGGATGGTCTGCAACTCCTCGAGCACGACGGCATGGGTCAGCGGGACGGGCGCGGCCATCAGCCCGCCCCCCCGGCCAGCGTGCGCACGGTGCGCCAGCGCTCGATCAGCGCCAGAACGCCAAAGGGCATCCCCGCGCCGTCGCCGGCCTCGCCGGGAACGCGATACTCAAAATACGTCGCCGCCAGCAGCATCACCGCCTGCGCCAGATCGGCGGGCAGGTTGGGCCAGGCGGGGCCGAAACCGGCGGTGAAGGCGATCTTCACCTTGCCGCCCGGCGGCACCGCCGGCAGCAGCGCCCCCGTCGCGCACAGCTGCGGGCGATGCGCGTCCGCGGCAAGGCGCCAGCGGGCGGGGTCCACGGGCTCCTCCACCCCGTCGCGGTCGGTCAGCACGACCGAGGTCACCGCGCTGACCGGGGCCATGGGCAGCGGCTGCGCGCCGGCCGCGCGCCAGCGAAGAAGGCTCAGCGTGACATCGCGCGACAGTAGCGCCTTGGCCGTGCGCCCCTCGATCGCCGCGAGCGCGGCGCGCAGCGCGCGCTCGGCCTGGGCGTCGGGGACGTCGTCATCGGCAAAGCCGGTGGCCAGGCGCAGATGCGCATTGAATGCCTCCAGCGGCAGCGCCGAGGCGGGCACGGCGGACTGTTCGATCTGCATGGTATCTTCCTCGGGATTGGGCCTCCGCGCCGCGGCGTGGGCGCGCCTCCCGGCGCCGCTCGTACGGAGGAGGAGCAGCTGGACGACGCCGGCAATCGCGATGCGCGCCCACGCGGATCCGCCGGGGCGCGCCCCGGCGGCCCTGACCGGCCCCGCCGCGCGGCAGGCACCGCACGGCAGGGCCGGATCGCTCAGCCCGTTCAGCTCACGCCGAACTTGAGCAGCTTGATCGCCTTGAAGTCGCTCACGTCGCCGCCCACGCGCTTTGTCGCGTAGAACAGGACGTGCGGCTTGGCGCTGAAGGGGTCGCGCAGCACGCGCAGATCCGGGCGCTCGGCCACGGTATAGCCGGCGCGGAAATCGCCGAAGGCGATGGCGCAGGCGTCCGAGGCGATGTCGGGCATGTCCTCGGCGATGAGCACCGGATAGCCCATCAGCCGCGCGGGCTCGCTGGCCGCCAGCCCGTCCGACCACAGGAAACGCCCGTCGGCATCCTTCATCTTGCGCACCGCGCCAGCGGTCTTGGAGTTCATCACGAAGACCGCGCCGGCGCGGTAGCTCGCGCCCAGCGCGTAGACCAGATCGACGATGGCGTCGGCGGGGTTGGTGGCATCGAAGTCGCCGTCGTTGCCGGTGGCGACATAGCCCAGGTTGCCCCAGCTCCACGTCGCGTCGTCGACCCGCGGATGATCCATGATGCCGCGCGGCTTGTCGGCCCCGTCGCCCGAGATGAACGCCGCCGCCTCGGCCCGGGCGAAGCGGCCCGCGATGCGGTCGGCCAGCCAGCCCTCGATGTCGAAGGCGCTGTCATCGAGCAGGCGCTGGCTGGCCTTGGGCATCGCCGAAAGCTCGTGCAGCGGGATCGAGATGCGCTCGATCGACGGGGTGTCGGTCTCGGCCACCGCGCCGGACTCCGAGTTCCAGCCCGAGCCGACCTCGGTGTGATCGACGAGAACGTCGAACGAGGTGGCCTCGACATTGACGACATTCGCGATCGCCCGGATCGAGGCGGTGGCGCGCAGCACGCCCTGGATCGTCTCGGCCGTCTGCGGATCGACGAGATAGCCGCCCTCGGCTGCCACGGCGGTGTTGAGCGCCTTCTCCTCGATCGACAGCCCGCGCAGCGCGTCGTCGTCGCCCGAGCGCAGATAGGCCTCGAACGCCTTGCGGTGGGGCGTCTCGGGCTCGTGCGCGGTCGACAGAACGGGGCGGGCGGCGCCGGCGGCGGCCTGGGTCTGTTTGCGGTCCAGCATGGTCAGTCGCTCTTCCTGTTGTTGCAGAGTGCTCTTCATGTCGTCCTGAAAGCTCTTGAATTCGCTGAGAAACCCCGAAAGCGCGGTCTTCACGTCGGAAAGCGGGCCGGTCTCGTCGGCGCAGCCGCGGCCGCCCGCGGCCGCCCTGGCCTCGGTCTGGGTCATGTCGTCATCCTGTTATGGGTGGTTGCGGTGCCGCGCGCGCGGGCGCGGGAGAGCCGTCCCCGGCAGCCACCGGGGCCGGAAGGCTGATGCCTCAGCGCTGGGCCAGCGCGCGGCGGGCGGCGTCGAATACCCCCGCAAGCTCGGCCATCACGGGGGCCTCGGTTTCCTTGCGCGCGCCGCCCAGCGTGGCATCGGGCAGCATGGGAAAGGTCACCAGCGAGACCTCCCACAGCTCCAGCTCGACCAGCTTGCGCCCGCCTTCGGGCGCACGCTCGGCCCGGCGGGTGCGGTAGCCGATCGACAACCCGTCGATCGCGCCCGCCCCGATCAGCGCGGCGGTCTCGCGGCCGCGGGCCACCTCGGTCAGCAGGCGGCCGCGCACCCAGAGGCCGCGCTCATCCTCGCGCACCTCGTCCCACACGCCGATGGGCTGGCCCGGATCGTGCTGCCACAGCATCTTGACCCGGCCCCCGCGCGCCGAAAGCGCGGCAAGCGAGGCCGAATAGGCGCCGCGCACCACCACGTCGCCGCCATGATCGCGCCGCCCGAATACCGAGGCATAGCCCTCCACGCGCGCATCCTCGCCCACGGTAAGGCCCGCCTCGGGGCGGTGGAACTTGTGCTCCAGTCTCATCGCATCCGTCATCGTCTCCCTTTCCTCGCTTGCCTCCACGCCCCGGCCGGCCGCCTCACGGCGCAACACCGGGCGCCTGCACCAGCGCCAGCGCGCCCTGCACCAGCACCGTCGCGGCAACGCCGTAGACGGCCAGCCACAGCCGCCGCTCGAGCCGCTCCAGCGCAGCCTCCATGCGGCCCAGCCGCTGCTCCAGCGCGGCCCAGCGCTCGTCGGCCACGCGCTCGCTCGCGTCGATCCGCGCCTGGGCGGGGTCGAAGCCGTCATAGAGATAGCGCGAGCCCCCCGCCGCACGCCGCGCGCTCATTCGCCCTCCGGGCGCGGCGGCAGGCCCAGCAGGCTGCGCTTCTCGGCCTCGGTGAGGAATTCGGCCTCGCTCACGCGGCGCCACTGCGCCTCGCGCTCCGCCGCAAGCGCAGGCACCTGGTCCAGGTCGGGGCGCAGCTCCAGCGCCTCGCCGGTAAACCCCGCCAGCCAGTGCCCGACCGAAGCGGCCACCTTCGCGGCCAGCGGCAGCACCGTCAGCCGGTAGAAGGCGCGGTTGGCTTCCTGATAGTTCGCATAGGTGGCGTCGCCGGGAATGCCCAGCAGCATGGGCGGCACGCCGAAGGCCAGCGCGACCTCGCGCGCGGCGGCTTCCTTGGTCTTGTGGAACTCCATGTCCGAGGGCGAGAAGCCCATCGGCTTCCAATCCAGCCCGCCTTCCAGCAGCATCGGCCGGCCGGCGTTGCGCGCGCCCTGGTGGTGGCTTTCCATCTCGGCGACAAGGCGGTCGTACTGCTCGGGCGACATCGCCGCCTGCCCGTCGGCGCCGCGATAGACGATCGCGCCCGACGGCCGCGCGGCGTTGTCCAGAAGCGCCTTGGACCAGCGCGACGCCGCGTTGTGGACGTCCAGCGCCGTCGCCGCCGCCTGCATCGGCGACAGGCCGTAATGGTCGTCCTGCGGGTGGAAGGTGCGGATGTGGCACACCGGCGCGGCGCCGCCGGTCATGTCGAAGCGATGCTTGCGCGCGCCCACGGCGTATTCATAGGCCACCGGCCAGCCATCGGCGCCGGGCACCACCCGCATCCGGTCCGCGCGCAGGACGTGAAGCTCGGCCGGCAAGGCGCCCTCGCCCCCCGCGACGGCTTCCAGATAGCCGTTGCCCGACAGCAGGATCTGGGCGTAGAGCGCCTCGAGCAGCTCGGCGCGGCCCTGCGCCGGGTTGGGCCGGGCCAGCAGATCGCCCAGCGGGTGCGCCTCGAAACGCCGTTCGGCGTCCTGCAAGACCAGCGGCAGCGCGGCGGCGGCCTCGGCGATCAGCCGCGCGGCGCGAAAGCCGACCGGATTGCCCTGAAACCCCGCGCGGGTCAGCGAGACGCTGTCGCGCGGGCTCCAGGCCACGCGGGACGATCCCGCCCAGGCGACGACCGGGCCGCCGGTCAGCGCCCCGGCCGCCGATGCCTTGGTCTGCTCGGGCGCCGGTGCCGCGCTTCGGCGGCGAAAAAATTCCAGAACCATTGCGACTCCCTCTTCTCATGCGGGTTACGGGCGCCCGGGCCGCGCTACAGGGGCGCCGCCGCGCCGCGAGCGGCGCGCCGGCGGGCCTCCGGCGGGGATATTTGGGCGAAGATGAAGGGGCGCGCGCCTCAGAGGCGGCGGATGCGCGGCCGGCGGAACTGCGCAGCGGGGTCGATCATCAGCGCGTGCAGCGCCCAGACCAGCGCATCCAGCCGGTCGGGGCTGGCCGACCCACGATAGCCCTGCGCGGTCATCCGGCACATCTGGTCTTCCAGCGCGCCGAGGCCGCGCAGATGGCTCACGCGGCCCTGTTCGTAAAGGGCGGCGACGGGTTCGGCGCGGGCGGCCTTGCCGCGCGCGGCGCGTACGGCGCGGAAGGGCACCATCGGGTCGATCTGGCGGACCACACTCTCGACGAGATCGCCGCCCTGATTGACCTCGGCGATGAGACGCTCGGCACCGTGGCGGTTCATCGCGTCGAGCGCGGCGCGCGCCCATTGCGCGGGGCTGGCGGCGGTGACGCTGGCATCCTCCAGCACCACCGCATGCCAGTCCTCGGGCGGCCCCTCGGCGCGCACGCCGGCCACGACGATCCCGCAGGCGTCCGAGCCGGCATGTCCGGTCACCGGCGGGTCGACGGCCACGACCACGCGGCCCAGCGGCGGCGCCGCGTCGCGCCGCGCGGCCTCGATGCCGCGCTGTGTCCACAGCGCGCCCTCGACCTCTTCGAGGATCTCGCCGTCGAGCTCCTGCCGGCCCAGCCGTGTGCCGGCATAGCGGGTGCGCACCTCTCTGAGGAACGACTCGGCGAGATGGGCGCGGTTGGCCTCGGTCGGCGCGCGGGTCGTCACGGTCGACGGGCTGGCGAGCAGCGCCCGCAGCAGCGGCGTGCCGCGCGGCGTCGTGGTCACCACCGCGCGGGGGCTCTCGCCGAGCCGCAGCGCGAATTGCAGCATGTCCCAGACCTCGCCGGCGCGCTTCCACTTGGCCAGCTCGTCGGCCCAGGCGGCGTCGAATTGCGGGCCCCGCAGCGAATCGGGCTCCTGCGCCGAGACGGCCTGCGCGACGGCGCCGTTGGGCCAGACCAGCCGGCGGCGCGTGGCCTCCCAGACGGGGCGGCGGTCGGGCGGCGCGCAGGCCATCAGCCCGCTGTCGCCGAAGATCATGACCTCGCGCACCTGGTCATGGGTCTCGCCGACCAGCGCCACGCGCCGCGCCCGGCCGGCATCGAGGGGGCGCGCGCCCTCGACCTGGGCGCGCACCCATTCGGCACCGGCACGGGTCTTGCCGGCACCGCGCCCGCCGAGGCAGACCCAGGCGCGCCAGTCGCCCTCGGGCGGGAGCTGGTGCGGCAGCGCCCAGAACTCGAACAGCCAGGGCAGCGCGAGGAAGGCCGCCTCGCTGAGCGAGGCGAGGAACTCATCCACCATCTCCCGCGGCGCGGAGGCGAGCCAGGCGGCGCCCGATCTCATCGCGTGCGGCATCGAGGTCGAGCGCCGGATGCGGAGCTCCGGCCCCGGCGCTTGTGGGGTCATTCTGCCTGTATCGCTCAAGGCGTGCCCTTTCCTGAAACGTGGCGTCGAGCGCCCGACGCAGGTTTGCGAGAACCTGTGCGAGCTCTTTCGCCGGGCCAAAGCTGCCGGCCTTGATCTCGTCGATCAGCCCGGTCAGCACTTCGGCGGTGTCGTGAAAATGACTGTCGGCCGCGGCGACGAGGTCGCGCGGGTCATCCGCCCCGTCAGGGGGAGTGTCGTCCTGCATGTCGTGAAGCCTGCCCCTCAT